ATAAGCAAAGAGTCAGCGAGGTCTGCTTCTACTTCTTTTCTTGAAGAGCCGGTCCGGTATTCGTTTGCACTGATTAATCCAGTCTGAAATTCCTGGAGCAAATACCTGTCTCGCTCCTGCTTGTAGAGCATTAGGATTGGAACTTCGGAGGTGTCGAAGTCTAAATAGTACTTATCGTCTAACTCGTCTAGCCCCCGAGCGAGTGGCTCTAAATGTGGAAGCATTGTTTCCATCCAGAAAACACGGATTTCTTCTGCGGCATTGCTAAAAGTACGACCGGACGCATTTCCGATAACAGACTCAGGAACTCCGAAAGCTGAAAGAATTTCTTCTTTTGTTATTTGTCGCATTTGTATGTATGCGGCGTCTCTGGGACTTGCAGATGTGTCGACAAAATCAACACCATCGTCTGATGAGATTACGGTTGTGTGACCGGCTTTAGACAAGTTTCCCCTAAATCTATTACGTAGCTCTTCTTTGTCATCGTCATCTATTTCTCCTCTTACTACGAGAAGACCGCCAGGTCTTCCATCGTTAAGTAAATAGTTCCTATTGTAAAGTTTTGCTAAGTTTTCTATTTCTATTGCCACCCCAGAAGCTTCAAGTGGAGTCAGTGAAAGATAAGGGTCAAGGGGGTGAGGTCTACGAATCCAGCAGACGTCGTCTGGCTTCATAATAACCTTGTCTCCGGTTGGCATCATGACTTCATAGCCTGAAACAAAAGTTTTTGGGTGAGGAATCGGAGATGTGGATTGTGGCGGAAGAAGGTTTAGGGCGACAATTCCTCCATCGCGGCCACGAATTTTCTCTATAAACGCTCCTCGCGTTCCGAGAAGAAGCTGAGCTGAAAGCCTGTATCTGAAAATAAAAGAGTTTTCGCCTATGTTTGATTTTGTGTTCAGAAGCTCAAGGAGGGTTGATCTTTTGGCTTCTCTGCCAACAACCAGTTCACCCATATTGGAGTTATCTTTACGCAAAACTATAGGTAGTCGCGCTTGGTTTCCTGCGATCGCATCAATGCATCGATTAACCCAGGTTATCTTAGACATTCCCTCGCGGTATGCGCGCTCTATGTCCCACGAGTCCCTGTATGGCTTTCCTGCAAATGAGGGATTCATCGAAACGGGAGCGCCGTATACACCTAACTCTTTAGAGCTAGTGCTTTTAATTGATTTGTTTTGTGGTGTATTCCAGCCCATAATTTTATTTACTCAAGCCCCAAGATGAATCCAAAAAGTCCGCAACCTATACCCGCAACCACTATTCCAGCCGGTGGGAATATTAAGCCAACACCAATACTAGTAAGTATTATAAATGACAACATAAATACATAAGCGAAGGTAGTGCGATTTAGCTTTATTCTTTGCTGAATCGCTAATCGCCAATTATTCTGTCGTTGTTTCTTTTTTTTGTCCTGCACTGGCATATAACATACAGTAGCGCACAATTTTGTCGCAGGAACAACTAAAGGTCTTTTACAATGGATAATAAACCCAATTGGGCGGAGGTCCTCGAATACCTTCAACCTAAGGAACCTCCATTTTGCCCCGAGGAACCCTCTATTAACCAAAAAGTATTTCTTCGCACGAACGCTCTAGAAGCGTTGTTCGGGGGAGCGGCTGGCGGTGGAAAAAGTTCAGCATTGCTAATGGCAGCATTGCAGTACGTTGACGTACCTGGATATTCTGCACTTCTTTGCCGTCGTACATTTGCCGACTTATCGCTCCCTGGAGCATTGATGGACCGTTTTAAGTCATGGATGAGCAACTATGACGATATCCATTGGAATAACAACACTTTTATTGCTACGTTTCCATCGGGAGCAAGAATATCCTTCGGTTACCTCAATAATGTCAACGATTATCTTAGATATAAGGGTTCGGAATTTCAGTTCATAGGGATGGACGAAGTTACGGAAATACGTGAATCTGACTACAGGTATTTGTTTTCTCGCCTCCGTCGCCCAGCTAACGGTCCAGTTTCGCAAGTCCCACTAAGAATGCGATGTGCGTCAAACCCTGCTCCAAACTGGGTGCGTCAAAGATTTATAGTTGAAGGAAAAGAAACAAATAGAATTTTTGTACCCTCTACGCTGAAGGACAACCCAGGAATTGACGCCGACTCGTACAGGCAGTCATTGTCCGCACTCGACCCCGTTGAGCGGCGAAGACTGGAAGAAGGAGACTGGTGGTCTACGACTCTTGGCACAATGTTTGACAGAACATCATTTGAGATAATAGACCCAATTGACATCCCGATAATAACCAGCGCAGCAAGAGTGGTTCGTTTTTGGGACCTTGCAGCTACGGAACCAAGTGCCTCAAACCCTGACCCAGACTGGACTGTCGGCACTTTAATGCTTTTCAATGGCGGCGTAGCTTATGTTTTGGACGTAAGGAGAGCAAGAGTTCGGGGAGAAAAAGTAGAACAATTAATTTCTCAGACATCAATAGAAGATGGGCATGGGGTAGCGATACGCATGGAACAAGAACCAGGCTCCTCCGGAAAAGCATTGCTGGATCAATACGCTAGATACGTAGTTCCTGGCTACGATTTCGGCGCTGTACGCGCTACGGGGGACAAAGTGACCCGCGCTAGACCATTCGCTGCAGCGGTAGCCAATGGAAACGTTCGGTTAGTTCGAGGTCCGTGGATAACTGGATGGCTTGATGAATTTGCCTCTTTCCCGGAAGCCTGCGACCACGACGACCAAGTCGACTCGGCTGTTGGAGCATTTACTCATTTAACGGGCCTTGGGTTGCCACAGAGAAAACGAGCATCTATACTCATCTAGCAAATAACTAAACAAAAGGGGTATTAATGCTAGATAAAATAAAAACTTTACAAAAAGAGCTTGTAAATCTCGACAATGAACTTCAAGATTTTCTGAAAACAGCAACAACGCCAGAAGAAGCTTGCTTAATTTTGTCAGAGATTAATTTTCTTAAACGTGATCTTTCCATTGTCTACGATGGGTACTGCGCCGGAGTGCTTCAACTTATGGGAGAGAGCGACGGCTATACGCTTGAGAACGGTGCGGAGATTGAAAGAAAATCAGGCTACGACAGAAAAGCTTGGAAACACAAGGATCTCGGCGCTGAAGTTGTCGATAAACTAATCTCCATGTCTGTTGACATGGACACTGGGGAAGTGACAAAATCTACCAGACAAATAGCATTAGAAATTCTCGACTACTGCGCCCCCTCGTACTGGAGGATTAAAGAATTGGGCAAAATTGGCGTGAACCCAGACAACTACTGTGAAGTAGGCGAGCTCAAAACCAGTCTCATCGTTCGTAAATCAAAAAACTAGAAACAGAACAAGGAAAATAAAAATGGAAATTAATGTAACTGAAATGTCCGCTGCCCTTAGTGCTCAATTTCCTCAGGAAATGGAACGAGTTATTGTAAAAAGCGGGGTCGAACTAATTTACCTCCCTATCAGCGAAGTTATTAACAGACTAAACAAAGTAATCGGTGTTGATAATTGGTCCTTTCAAGTCATCTCGGTTGAGCGTGACTCCGTAGACCAAGACGAGATCATCGCCCACGTCAGCTTGACAGCGGTTATTGATAATAAAAAAGTTGTTAAACATGGCGTTGGTGGACAGCAGGTAAAACGTTCCAAGAAAGATGGTCGAGTAATTGACTTGGGGAATGACTTCAAGGGTGCCGTATCGGATGCGCAAAAAAAAGCAGCGCAACAACTAGGAATTGGGCTATATCTAGCTCGTTCTGCTGACGCCCTTGATGCGGAAGAAGCAATAGAAGCCCACGTCGCCCCTGAGATCTCTAGCTCTAAACCAGTCTCGTCAGAAGTTGACGAAAGATGGGAAGCATTTGTCGAGATCGTTGGTGGGTTGACAAAAGAACAAAAAGATCAGCTCAACACATTTTGGGCAGAACATGCAGGGGGCCGCGCAAAGCCAACCAAGGCAAGTGCCACTCTGGAAGATCTTGAACCACTTACCGTAGAAGCACTTCGTCTTCGTTTTGGTGGTTCTTATGTCAACAATGCGACTAGCAGCCCTGCATGAGCGATAAAGAACTCATAGCTCCAGAATATTTATCACCATCCTCTGTCTCAACATTTAATCAATGTCCACTTAAGTT